TTATTTCTTACTATTTTGGCTCATCGGCAAGTTCTCAAAACAAGACAGATTTATTGTCAAAGGCAGCAAAATGACCCACCTAAGTAAACACTTTACCCTTGACGAACTGACCGTCACCGACCACCGTGAGTTTGACAACAGCCCAACACAGGAAGAAATTAGTAACCTGCAACGCTTGGCGCAATTGCTGGAGCAGGTAAAGGAAACCCTTGGCGGCAAGCCCGTGATGATTAACTCTGCGTTCCGCAGTAAGCAGGTCAATGATGCAGTTGGAAGTTCTGACAAGTCTCAGCATCGTCACGGTTGTGCGGCTGACTTCCGAGTGCCAGGTGTGACCCCTGACGAAGTAGTCCGTGCCGTGATTGCCGCGGGTTTGCCATTCGATCAGATCATCCGAGAGTTTGACCGCTGGACGCACATCAGCATCTCTAATGTGGATGGAGCCGAACCCCGTGGCAAAGCACTGATTATTGACAAATCAGGCACTAGACAGTTTACATAATGGCAACAAACTACACCAGCCAACTCACGACACCGGCAGTACCCAACACGGGTACGCCTGGTCCCGAGTACGAGCAGAGATACTTCAGCCAAACCCTGTCCAACTTAGGAAACTACTTTCAGCGCGTCACAAGCATCATTGCTGCGCTGTTTGGACCAAGGGGTGGGAAGTACATCAACATACCCTACGGTGCGTTTCAGGACGGTACAAATCAGACGGCTGCCAACACCACCACGGCCTATCCCGTTACGTTTGACACTACAGACTTTAGCAACGGGGTGACATTGTCAAACTCGTCAAGACTTAACGTGTCGCAGTCTGGCTTGTACAACCTGCAATTCAGCATCCAAATTAAGAACACAACAAACAGTTCTCAAGACATTGACTTTTGGTTCAGAAAGAACGGGACAGACATTGCCAAATCCAATAGCAGGTTCGGTATGCCAGCAAGGAAGTCGGCGGGCGACCCATCTCATGGAATTGTTGCCCTTAATTTCTTTGTGAGCCTAGTCGCTAATGACTATGTGCAAATCGTTTGGAGGACAAGCGACGTTGCGGTGACCATTGAAACCTTTGCGGCGGGAACCTCCCCGACTAGACCGGCAATCCCTTCGGTGATCGCCACCATGTCGTTTGTCTCCAATTTGTCCACAGAAACAGCATAATCTTGTCATGGCACTCATACCACTCAAAATCCCCCCAGGCGTTTACCGTAATGGTACTGAGTACCAGGCTGCGGGACGCTGGTACGACTCAAACCTTGTGCGCTGGTACGAGAACACTCTGCGACCCATTGGCGGGTGGCGTAAGAAGTCGGAGACGCAACTCACGGGCAAATGCCGTGGATTGATAGCATGGAGAGGCAACAGCGGTGGACGTTTTGTTGCCGCAGGCACTCATTCAAAACTCTTTGCGATGGACGAGAACTCCGTTGTCAAGGACATTACCCCAACGGGTTTCACTTCGGGCCGAGCAGACGCAGTCAGCGGAACGGGCTACGGCTATAACACCTACGGATCGTTCTCTTATGGCGTTGCGCGTCCTGATATTGGGACGGTGGCCCCTGCCACGACGTGGAGCCTTGACACCTTTGGCGAGTACCTTGTGGCGTGTAGCGACACGGATGGCAAACTCTACGAGTGGCAGTTGGGCTTTACTACCCCAACAAAGGCGGCTGTAATCACCAACGCCCCAACAAGTTGCGCTGCCCTGCTGGTGACTTCAGAACGAATCATCTTTGCTTTGGGAGCCGGTGGGAATAACCGTCTAGTGTCTTGGTGTGACCAAGAGAACAACACAGTATGGACTGCCGCGTCAAATAATCAGGCTGGGGACTTTGAGTTGGCCACAGTTGGCTCACTGAAGGCAGGCAAAAGAGTCCGTGGTGTAAACCTTTTGTTTACAGATGTGGACGTGCATACAGCCACTTACATCGGTCTGCCATTCGTGTACTCGTTTGAGAAGGCGGGTTCGGGCTGTGGTGTGATCTCTTCGCAAGCAATAGCGGCCATTGACACCTCCGCGATGTGGATTTCCAAGTCAGGTTTTTGGCAGTACGACGGCTACGTTAAGCCACTGCCTTGCGACGTTTCAGACTACGTCTTTAACAACATCAACTACAACCAAGCCTCAAAGGTCTACGCTGTACACAACTCTTCGTTTGGTGAGGTAATTTGGTTTTACCCGTCAAGTGCCTCAAATGAGAACGATTCCTATGTAACGTACAACTACCGTGAGGGTCACTGGGCTATTGGAACTATGTCTCGCACGGCTGGCACTGACAGGGGCGTGTTCAGCAACCCCCTAATGGTTGGCGCGGACTCCTACATCTACGAGCATGAGGTGGGTTTTGGCTATGACGGCGGCTCTGTCTACGCCCAGTCAGGACCCATTGAGATCGGTACGGGAGAGAACATTATGTCCGTCAGGTCAGTTATCCCCGACGAGCAGACTTTGGGCGAGGTGGCTATCTCCTTCACGGCAAGGCTGTACCCGACCTCGGCTGAGTCTACCTATGGACCGTTCTCGGCCAAGGCTCCTACCGATGCTAGGTTCTCAGGCCGGTCCGTGAAGATGAAGGTTACAGGCGACGTGCTAGACGACTGGCGCGTTGGGGTGATGCGGCTGGAGACTACAACCGCAGGGAAACGCTGATGGAGGAGTTTTGGTCGCTGCGCAAACACATCGAAGCGGCTTTAGAATACTCAGGAGGGACACACACTATTGAGGACATTGCGGAGGGTGTGGCCAGTAACAGATTTCAGTTCTGGCCTGGCACAAAATCCGCAGTGATTACTGAGATCATTGTCTACCCGCGAATCAAGGACTTGCACTTCTTCCTTGCTGGCGGCGACCTAGATGAACTCAAGCAGATGCGACCATACATCGAGTCTTGGGGCAAGCAGTTGGGTTGCAGTCGAGTATCTCTTGCCGGCCGTCAGGGTTGGCAGAAGACGTTCTTAAAGGATGAGGGTTACGAACCTAAGTGGTTCATTTTGAGCAAGGAATTGATATGAGTCTAGGTGGCGGTGAAACACAAACCCCAGTTGCTGGCAGCAACAAATACGCACAGATCATGGAGTTGATGCGCCGACGCAATGCCATGACACCACAGTCTTACACAGGTGGCTTTAATGCATATACGCCGACCTCTGCGTATTCTGGCCCATCAAGTAATTACGATGAGATTCTTCGCCTACAGGCGTTAAATAATCCAAATCGTTTTCCTGCTGATCGTGGAAGTGGCGACTATGCAACTGGCGACGGTTACAGCCCAAATGTAAGCCCTTTATCTAACCCGATGACAGGTAGCGGTTTATACGGTTTTTTAGATGCTTACGGAAATGCTCTTGGCGGGATGTTGCCGCTTGGATTGGTTGCGCAAACAATAGCGCAATCTATGAATCCAGGACAAATAGAACAGGCTGGAAAATTATCATCGCAAGCCCTAAGTGATGCAATAGCGGGATATACGTCTGGAACTATGTTTGGTGCGCCACCAAGTGCTGCATCAACTTTTGGTGGTGGTGGATACGGAACTCCCGAAAGCCAAGGCGGGTACGGTGTTACTGGGATGACCGGCGCAGGCATTGCAGCAAACCCAATGGGTATTGACCCAGCAACAGCACAAGGACAGCAAGCTGCACAAGCCCAAGCACCTACTATGGGTGACCCTAATCAGGGGCCTCAAGCTAGTGATAGTGGCTACGGCATGACACCAGATGGCGGCATTGACGGCAGTATGTTTAACAAAGGCGGCCAAGTCACAATGAATCGCCTGCTTGGTCCGAACCCAATGGGTCCAGATGACGGTTACGGTGGATTGGATCATGGCGAGTACGTCATCAACGCAAAGTCCGTTGGCAAGTACGGCATCGAGTTGATGAATGCCATCAACGCAGGTAAGATTTCAAAGGGCAAACTTCGCGGCTTGCTCGAAGCATAGGAGATACAAAATGTCAAAAGGCGGTTCCACAACATCAACCCAAGCCATCGACCCGCAGTTAAAGGCTGCGTACCTTGAGAACTTGGGTCAGGCTAAGTCAGTCGCTACCGCGCTCCCTGTACGGCAGTTTGCTGACTTCAACCCAATGTACATGGCGGGTGAGGAGCAGGTCGTTAACCAGTCCCTGACCCCGTTCAGTGGGCAGGACATCAACGCCTTCATGAACCCGTACCAGCAAGACGTTATTGATCGCAGCCTGGGCGACATTGAGACAAGCCGTCAGATGGCCGACCTTAGAGATCGTCAGATGGCTACACAAGCGAAGGCGTTTGGTGGAACACGTCAGGGTGTGCAGTCTAGCCTCACTAACGCTGCGGCTCTGAAACAGGCCGCTGACCTGTCAGCAAATATGCGCCAGCAGGGTTACGGACAGGCAGCAAACTTGGCTCAGTACGCTAGAGCGCAGAACATCCAAGGCGGTCAGAACGTGATGAACTTGGGCGGTGCGCGTCAGCAGTTGCTACAGAGTCAGTTGGATGCGTTGCGCAACATCGGGACAGAGAAGTTGGGAGTGACTACCGCAGCACTTGGCGGCAACATCCCGAACCTTGGTATGTCTACCACAACGCCTTACTCACGTAATGTGGCATCAGGCGCGTTGGGCGGTGCATTGGCTGGTGGCCAAATGTTTGGACCCGTTGGTGCTGGCATCGGCGGTCTTCTTGGTCTTTTCGCTTGAGGTGAATCATGGCAACTTTTGATTTTGGTGGTCTTCTCGGCTCCAATATGTTTGGCGGTGGCGACATGGGGCTGGAGGAGTACCTTACCCCAGAGCAACGCGCACGGATGAATCAGCAGGGTGTTATGGCTTTGGCCGCGTCCCTTCTCAAGTCATCAGGTCCAAGCGCAGTGCCAATCGGACTTGGACAGGCTTTGGGTGAGGCTTACGGTGCTGGGCAGCAAGGTTATCAGCAGGCTCAGACAGGAAGCATTGCCAACATCATGACCAAGCAGAAGTTGGATGAGTTTAAGCGTGCGAAGGATATAGAAGACCAAATCGCAAAGATTCAAGCAAGAACCGGCTCAAGTATGCCAACTGCCGGTGTTGCCATTACGCCTGACCAAGCACTCCTACTTCCAAATATGCCAGCAGGTCCAACTCAGGCTCGTGCTGACATGATCGGTCAGATTCCTGCTTCCGGTGCTGCTGTGACACCAATGTCTGCAAATGACTTGCAGTATGAAAAATATATGGATATGTCAAGGGTTTACAGCCGTGATCCCGTAAAGGCAAAAGCATACCAAGACTTGGCGATGCAACTTAAACCAACAGAAGAGTACAGCACAACACCACAGTATGGTTTAAGTGCCGCTGGCACTCCAATCTCTTTTGTACTAAACAAATCTGGCGGCATGAAGTTGCTTGATGTCAAACGTAATCCTGAATACAACTATCAAGATGCTGGTGGTTACATCAGCGTCCGTGACAGGATTACAAATAAAGAAATTGAGCGCATCTCTAAAACACTTGCACCTCAAGTAGTTGGCAATGCTGAAACAGGATTTTTCCAACTTGGAGGTGGTGGCGCACCACGCGCACCGGCTGCTGCGCCATCCGCAGCACCTAGTGCTGTAGCACCACCTCGATATGTCCCAAGCAGGGATGCAGCAGCACCAGCCGCTGCTGCTCCAGGCGTTGGCAATGTGCCAGGTCTTGTTCCGCTGATACCTGGAACTGGTCCTGCTACCAAGGCGTTTAGCAATGAGGGCGACCTGCGTAAAGAGTTTACAGCGCAGGTTAAGCCGTTCATTGAATTAAGTCAGGCGTATCAAAAGATTGAGACTGCTGCAAAAAACTCATCTCCAGCGGGTGATATTGCACTTGTCTATGGATTTATGAAAGTTCTTGATCCTGGTTCTGTTGTGCGAGAGGGAGAATTCGCAACTGCACAAAATGCAGGTAGCGTACCTGAGTCAGTTCGTAATATGTACAACAGGGCTATGAGTGGTGAGCGTCTTGGTGAAAATACACGTCTTGACTTTTTAAATCAGGCTCGCAACATTATTGAGTCTCAACGACAGATTTCAGGCGACCTTGTGCAAAGATACACTGACATTGCAAAACGGTCAAAGTTAAGCCCTGAACAAGTTGTGTTTGACCCGTTCAGCAGAATCAAAACAAGTAGCGAGCGTATTGCTGATACGGCAAATACACCATTACCAAAACGCAGAAAAGATTGGTACGAACGATTTGATTTAGTTCCAGCGCAGTAATTAAGGATCATCATGGCAGACAATCAAACCAATATTCAACGCATTCAAGAGAATGTGAGACGACTTAAAGAAAAAGGGCAGACTGATTTTGCTGTTGAGTCCTACTTAAAAAGTGAGGGGTTTACACCCACAAAATTTGAGGCATCAGTCCAAAGCGCAAGCAAACTGGGCGCTGCACCGATCAAGTCAACATTCCTTGGCCCATTACTTCAAGGTCTGTCGTTTAACACTTCAGACGAGATTGAGGCCGGTATGCGCGCATTGATGCAATCAGGCATGAGCGCGTTTGACGCCAAGCAGACCATAAATGGGATTGCCACAGGACAAAAGCCACAGTCAGCATATGACCAGCAATTGGCTCGTGTCCGTGCTGGAATTGATGAGTACTCCCAGCAGAACCCAAAGACGGCAGTTGCTGCTGAACTTACCGGCGCACTGATTCCAATGGCCGCAACGTACTTGATGACTGCTGGCAGCGGTGGTGCTACGGCTCCGGCTGCTGTGGCGCAAACAGCAAGAGTTGGCAAATTGGCATCAAGCGCAGCAACCCAGTTGGGTAAGCAGGTACTTAAAGGTTCTGCCTATGGCGCTGGATCAGGTGCATTAAGTGGCTTTGGTGCTGCAAAGGGTGATATAGGTACTCGCGCAACTGGCGCATTGATTGGAGGAACTACTGGAGCCGTCCTTGGCGCTGCTGCACCAGTAGTTACCGCTGGCGGTGGAAGTGTAGTCCGCAAGGCTAGTGAGTTGGCAGGAGCCAATCCCATCACGGCGGCAGAGAAGGCGCAGGAACTTATTGCACGAGCCATTAACCGATCAGGAATTACCCCGCAACAGTTGGCTGCGCAGCAGGCTATGACAGTCGGCAGACTAGGCCAGCGTGACGAGACACTCGCAGACATTGGCGGTGAGTCTGCACGCAGACTTGCACGTGGTGCTATGGCTATCCCATCAGGTGCGCAGGATGACGTTCGCCAAATGCTATTGCAACGTGCGCAGGGTGCTGGACAACGTGTTGGTCAGGACATCACAGACTTAACGGCTGTTGGACCACGAAGCATTTTTGAAGTTGGTCAGGATATTATTGCAAAACGCAAGGAATTAGCGTCACCACTGTATAAGCAAGCAAGTGATGTTGGAGTGGTTGAGTCAGAAGAAATAAATAATTTACTTGCAAAGTCAAAACATATTCAGAACGCAATTAAAAATGCTAAGGATTTACCGCAATATGCGGACCTTCCTGATAACCACATGATTCTGCTTGACAAGGCATATAAATACGTTGGCGATATGGCTAACGAGGCAAAAAGAGGTGGGGCTACAGATCGTGCGCGTGATCTTGAGGGTCTTAGAATTTCACTCAGAGATGCCATAACAAAAAAGGTTCCTGTGTATGGAAAGGCTCTTGATACATTTTCAAGCGAGTCTTTACTTAACGAAGCGTTAGATGCTGGATCTAAGAACTTTATGCGTAAGGCTCCTGAAGAGATCAAAAGAGAACTTACAAAATTCAGTGATGAAGGTCAGCGCGAGATGTACCGTTTAGGTGCTATTCAGCAATTACGAAACGACATATATGAACAACCATATACTGCTGACATTGCAAGCCGGTACTTGGGTAAAGGAATCATGAAGGATCGTCTTGCAACAGTATTTAACTCTCCAAATGAGTACGAGGCATTTGTTAAGCAGTTGGAGCGTGAGCGTCAGATGGCGATTACTCGTTCGCGTATTGAAGGTGGTTCAATAACCACACCACTTGCGCAAGACGTTGCAGAACTTCAAGGCCCGGCACCAGGCGAGTTGGCAAGTGCTGGTGCGCAGATGGTTCGTGGTGATTTCATTGGCGGTGCTGCCAATCTTGCACGTCAACTTGGACCGCGCATTCAAGGCCTCAACCAAAACGTGGCAGAGGAGGTTTCACGGAACCTGCTTAACCCAAGTTATTTGCAGAACCAACAGTTCCTTGGAACCTTGACTCCCGTCATGGATGAACTGCAACGTCGTGCAATGGCTCAAGGTGCGCGTCGTGCTGGATACTCCACGGGTGCTGGTATGGTGTTACCAGGTCTTCTAGATTAAAAGGTACAGACGTGGCTACAAAAAAACGCAATCTTCTTAATACGAAAATGCTGGCTCGTCCGGAAGATTCATATTTGCGCTCTCAATATCCAACCGTTTACGGTGCTTTAGGTGGATTGCTTGGTACTTCACCTGATGAGATGGATGGCAGCGTTTTGGACCCTAATACGGCTGCTGTGCGTCAAGGCGCAGAGATGGCTTACTTGCCAGGTTTAATCTCAAGCGCATTACCTGTTGGTAATGCAGCACCACTTCTTGGAATGCTTGGAGCCACTGGAAAAATGGCCGGCATAGGTAAGAAGAGCCAGACAGTGATGCGCCCACAGCGCATGGCATTTCCTGACATTTACAAGAACCCTAAGGAACTTGTTTCAGAGGCTGCCGGCCGTGTCGCTGCTGAAGACCCACTCCTAAAGCAATTGTTTGGCGTGACTCGTGAAGACCTTTGGAACATTTCTCAGCAAGGAACACGTCAAGGAAATATCACAGATATCCCGTTCAAGACAGCAGCAAAACCTAAAGGTGCTGCACACGCTGGTGAGGTGATGAACCCACGAAATACTCAACGTATGCAGGACATCATCGGAGAGGCGCAGCAGCAGCCTGAACTGTACAAAGGCATGGCTTCTTGGTACACGATGGACCCACTGTTTCAGCGTTTTGTAGACATCTATGGTCCTGAGAAAGCAGTTGCCGAATACAGTAAATTCAATACTTTGACCGGCATGGCATCGCCAGGCTCTGAAGTTCTTACTGAGTTGAACCGAGGCAGTGCCGCCAATTGGTTATCAAAAGAAGGACGTTTTGGCGACTTCCAAAAGTATGGTGGTATGGCTGGCAGCGGTCCTGCTGACATGGCTGCCGTAATGGGTCACCCATATCACAGCACGGCTCAAAGCGGTCCAATGTCGAAGTACTTAGAAGGTGGATTGCTTGACATGGGTTCCGCAAAAGTACCAAGTTACATTGCTGCGTCGGGAGTCCCTGAGACTGGATTCCAAACTCAGTGGCCGGTTGGTGACGCACATTGGTCGCGTCTAGTTGGCCTTCCTGATGTGCGTGGTGCTGCTACCAAAAAAGGTAAAGATGTAATGCCAGTCGCAAGCGCATCAGTCCCTGAGATGGTGGCTCTTGGACCTTGGTGGAAAAACCAAGTCGCAGGACCAATGGGACTTGAGGCAGTACCTGCCCAGGCTGTTGTTTGGGGTGCTGGATCAGGAGCCACTGGAGTCACATCTCCAATCGGCGCAGGAAAACTTGAGTTGCTGTCTCAGCAAATTGGCAAGACAGCAAACCGTCTGAACATTACTCCTGAAGAGGCCCGTGATTTAATCATTCGCGGGAAAACTCACGCAGGGTTTATTGACCCAACACTCGCAGGAATAATGGGTGGTGCTATTGGCGGTGGACTTCTTGCGAACCAATACTTTGACGAGTACTGATCTCTTTATCTATAAAGTCCTGTACCCAATCTATTACTTCTTGCGCAGTCGGCTGCTCACCAGTAGACGCCTGAACCTCATCCGCAAGGAGTGATAGTTCAGACAGTAGGTCGGAGATTTTCTTTAAGTCATCCATCAATTACTCCCAAAGAACGCGGCCACCAACGGGTCGCGTTTGATCTTCCACTTCTTTGCACGTTGCCTTGCCAAAGCAAAGGCGTGTTCCTCGACACCCTGACCATCACGGCACTTTCGTGAACGCTCCGCGCAAGGCACTGGCGGCGGCTTGGTGGCATCTACCCCTATCCCGTAACGCCACATCGCTGCAATGCCAGCGCGCTGCCTTCTGTAGCCCTGTACGTGTATCAGCCCTGCCTTGCGCAACTTCGTGATGATGATCTGAGTCCCACGCAACCCGCAGTGGATCACCTTTGACAGTTCCGCTGATGTCATTGCCTTGGCCGTGATGAGTTCGATCACCCTGTCTCGCCTCTTCATTTTCTAAGCAGCCAGCAGTGCTGGCATATCCACCTGACGGGTGACATATCCACCCCACCATCGTGCGGCTTGGACTCCAGGCACTTGGCGCATATCTTGTACTGGCTCACTCCACCACCTCCTGCTTTGCAGTCAAAGATTCCAAGCGTTTAATCCGTGCTACGTTGTACGAGACAAGGGCAGTGTGGTACTCCATGCTTGATTGATGGCGCAGTTTGGTGCGCTGCGCTTGTATCAGTTCCTCGGCGATAAGTTCCGCAGGGGTTGGCATGACCCAGTGGTTCGTGAGCCACTCCCATACATTTTTTAAGTGGTTCATTTGAATATGCTCTTTGTCAAAACTGTCTTGGTTGGTTCGCACTGCTTGGTCTGCGCTTTGGTATCACTGAAATAACCAATGGCAACGCAGATGGCGGCAAACACACCCACGCATTTGATGAACGTCATCAAGCTGCTCCACATCCACTCCCATGTTGATGGGGTTTCTTCGTCTTCTACCAGTTGGATTTTTATCTTGCTCATAGTGTCTCCAAAATTACTCTTGCACGTTTCTTTTTAATTTCACCAAGGACGATGTCCATAGCCTTCTCCATCGTGGCAATGGATGTCACCTCGACTTGGGCATCGTGTATCTCCATTCCGAGATTGATGGCGTTCAGTTCCGCAGCCTTCAGCACAAACCGATACCCAGCATCCACACCACGCTTTGCGGCGGCGTAGAGTGCGTCCTGGGCTGCCTTGATCTCGTCCTTGTAATCGGACGCAACCCCAAGCCGAGACAGTGCCTCCATCACGTTGAACGCCTCGATGATGTAGTCGATGTCAAGGCGGGTGGCAACGCCACGTCTCAGGGCATCAATTGCGCTGTGGTTCTTAATCTGCACATCCACAATCCCAGCCTCTGCCACCGGCTTGAGTCCGTTCAGGACCCACGCCAATGGGTCAGGCAGTTGCGGCTTTGGCCTGTACTTGCTGCGCTTTCTCACTGCTGCAACCCCATTATCTCAAGTTCAAGTTCTTTGATCCTGTCCTTGTTATTTTGGTTCTCGTACTCCATTTGGGCAAGGGCGCGGCCGGCGCGTTCCTTGACATCCTTCTCAGCGGCCAGCCACCCGACCAATGCGCCCTTTGAGGCTGCGCGTCTGACAATGTCTTGCACATCACGGGCGGTGAGCAGCCCTGCGCTGCTTGGTGGTGGGGCCATCATCGCAACAATGGCATCAATCTCCTTTTGCATTGACTCGCTCATGACGACCACCACTGAACAAGTGACGCTGCCAACGCAACGCCGATGGCGATGGCCAGGGCGTAGTCCTTAAATGAATTCATTTCGTACTCCATCGTTAAGTGAGCCAATGGCTCGGAGAAAACTATTTTGCTCCATTACTTGGCGACGCTCGATGGCCAGTTCGCGCATGAGTTGGGCGAGGTCTTCGACCTGCTCCGTGAGTTTCTTTTCTTCTTGTTCAGTCATCTTTGTTTCCTTTCAATTGCTGGGGCCGAAGCCCCGTTGGGTTTAACTTGGCAAAATTTGGCAGTGGCAGCCTTGCTTTACCATCAGAGAAATAAAAGCCATTGCTTTTGTGAGTGATGTGAATTCTTTACGCGCCCAATCGGATTGCAGATTGGTTGGACTAAATTCAACTACGTAAGTTCGTTTCATTTTGTTTCCTTTCAGTTGCATCTGACGGTGTGTCATTGATTATTATTGTAATCCTGTTTTGCACAAGTCGTCAATACCAATACATTTTAGTCAACTATTCTGCTGTAAGATACCAGCGCGGGGTATTGTTTCCCCCGCAGTTGCCTTCGGGGAGAGTTCACGCTCTCCCCTTTTTTTCTGTACACTTGCGCTGTTTATCAACTACGGGTTAGCATCGCAATCATGGAAACTTCTACACAGCAAGCAATCAAGGCGATCCGAGATCGCGCAAAGTCGGCAGGGTTTCGTCTCTCCGACGTGGGCAGGGTCGCCCAAATTGACCCAGCCCAACTCTCACGCTGGGCAACCGGCAAGACAGTCCCCTTGTACTCATCAATCATCAAGTTGAATGAGGCCGTTGACGCGCTGATCTCTGCACGTATGACGCAGTTGGCCAAGGACATGGAAGAGGCCGTCAAGTGAGGATCATCTCTATTGACCCTGGGCTGAGTGGAGCCGTTGCGCTGCACGTTGACGGGACACTTGAGTCCGTGACGGATATGCCGGTGGTCAGCATCATGCGCGGCAAGACTCAGAAACGTCAGGTGTCTGCGCAGGGGCTGGCGACTCTCATCATTGATCTGAAGGCAGACCACGCAGTAATTGAGAAGGTGTCCGCAATGCCAGGTCAGGGCGTGAGTTCCATGTTTTCCTTTGGCCGTAGTGCCGGCGTGATTGAGGGAGTCTTGGCCGCATTGATGGTTCCGCAGACCTTTGTGCAGCCGGCGGTGTGGACTAGAGCCATCACCCGTGGGATTGGCAAGGACGCATCACGCAGCCGCGCAATGGAACTGTACCCATCACACCAAAAAGAGTTTGCTCGCGCTAAGGACGATGGCAGGGCTGACGCTGTGCTGATTGGCTTTTGGTACTTGAGGGAGTTGACGAAGTGACAACAGACGAGATCAAGGTCATGCGTGACCACATCATCTACTTGGGAACCCAGTTGGAGAACGAGCGTCACCAGTCGGGTCAGAAGACCGTGCTGCTTAAACGGATGCTTGACCCTGAAGACCTCGGACACGCAGTTAGCACCGAGGTGCGCAAGTTGGCATACCAAATCCTTATCAACGACACGGACAACGAAAGAAAACAATGGAAAACAAAATAATCCTACGGCCAAGTGCAGCGTCCCGCTGGATCGCCTGCCCCGCATCTGTACGGCTCTCTGAGGGCGTACCCTACGAACCCGCTGGTGAGGCCGCGCAGATCGGTACTGCCATCCACGCCCTGGCCGAGAAGTGCTTTGTCACAGGTGAGAAGGCTGATGCCTACCTTGGCAAGCAGGTTGAGGGCATCACGATGACTCAGGAGAACGTGGACTTTGCCCAGGCTCACCTTGACCACATTACAAATCTGAAATCTGAACTTGGGGCTGTAAAGGTTGAGCAGTACGTGACGGTCTTTGATACTCCTGCGGTGAAGTTGGGCGGTACGGCCGACGTGATCGGGTTCGGCAACGGCATCCTTGAGATTGCAGACTTAAAGACAGGCCGTGGGTACGTGGACGCGGACAGTGAGCAGATGAAAATCTACGCGCTGGGTACGCTGGCCAAGATCAAGACCAAGCCCGTGGAGATGGTCAGGCTGTCCATCATCCAGCCGCACTCAGGTGACATACGCACCCATGCCATGACGGTGGATGCGTTGAACCTGTGGATGGATGATGTCCTGCTGCCTGCCATTAAGGAAGCAGCCGACGATAACGCACAGCCCAAGCCATCCACTAACGCTTGCCGTTACTGTCCAGCCAAGGTGATCTGTCCCGCGCAGTCCAAGGCGTTGGAGTTGATCCCCGTCAAGTTGGATGTCAAGACCCTTGCGCCTGAAGTGGTCAGCGACCTGCTGGCTCGGTCTGAGATGGTCGAGGACTTCATCGCTGCGCTACGCAAACACGCCACCAAGGTCTTGGAAGACGGCGGCGTGCTTACAGGCTGGCAACTGTCACCTAAACGCGCTACCCGCAAATGGATAGATGAGGCGGCAGCCGTTGCTGCGCTTGAGGCTGCGGGCATAGAACACAGCAAACTTATGCTTACCGAGATCATTTCACCTGCGGCCGCAGAGAAACTCTTGGGTAAGGAAAAGAAACACGTCCTTGAGGACATCACGAAAAAAGAAAGTTCAGGATTAACGCTTGCCAAAGCGGTTGGACTTGGACAATAATCACCTCCCCGTGACTACTTAGTCACATAACCTTGAAAGCAAAACGCAAATGCTAAATCTCTCATCCTCCGGCGGCTCTGGTAACTACATCCGCTTCTCTCCCCAGGCTAACGCTTGGACAAACTCAAACAACGAGGAAATCCAGTTAAAAAAAGTCGTGTTCGACATCGACAACGTGCAGACAGGCTGGCTCCTGCTGGCCGTTGGTCAGCGTGAGTGGAACCCTGACGTGGCACTCGGTAAGAAGGGTCCGCAGCCAACGCCTGAACACAAGCGCGGGTTCATGGTCACGCTGTACAACAAAGAGATCGGCGCAGCCGAGTGGTCTAGCAACGGTGTCGGCCCTAACATGGGCTTGGAGCAGTTGTACAAGACCTGCGACGCGCAACGCGCTGCAAACCCTGGCAAGTTGCCCGTGGTTGAGTACAAGGGTTCCAAGTTGGAGAAGATCGGCAAGGGTACGACTCGCATCCCCAACTTTGAGTTGGTGAACTGGGTTGTGCGTCCCGAGGGAATGGACGCTGTGGCGGCTCCTGTTGAGCAAGCACCGCAGCCAGTGCGTCAAGCACCGGCAAAGGCGGCTGTAGTGGAAGACGATGACGAGATGTTTTAACTCGTAGTCCCGAACGCCGAGGTGTAACAGCCTCGGCTTTTTTTTCCCCTAAAAATAAAGAATAACAAATGAACAAGATTCAATTTGGTGATTGCAGAGAAACAATGCGTGAATGGGCTGCACAAGGAATCAAAGCTCAAACTTGCGTGACTAGCCCACCTTACTACGGACTGCGTGACTACGGGCATGAGGGGCAGATAGGGTTAGAAGAAACGCCAGAGGAATACATCAAGGCAATGGTCGAAGTGTTTCGCTGTGTGTGGAATGTGCTGGAAGATGATGGGACGCTATGGCTAAACATTGGGGACAGCTATTGTGGAACTGGTAGCAAGGGTGATTGGGTAGACCCTAAGAATCCTAATGGTCGTAATGGTCAAGCAGTCAGCAAGACTCAAAAAATTGCAGGGTACAAATCCAAAGACCTTATCGGCATCCCTTGGATGATGGCGTTTGCTCTTCGTGCCGATGGCTGGTATCTACGTCAGGACATCATTTGGCATAAGCCAAACCCCATGCCTGAGTCAGTGCAAGACCGTTGCACTAAGTCGCATGAGTACATTTTTCTATTAAGCAAGTCGCAGAAGTATTACTACGATGCTGATGCGATAAAAGAGCAGTCAACATCCAAAAGCGAAGGCATTAGATTTGGCGGCAACAAGTACGGGGATGATGATGACCCTAAATTTGCCACAAAATCAGGAAACGTAAGCAAAGAATACGACAAAGCAAACAAGCGCAGCGTCTGGACGGTGACTACCAAGCCTTACGCTGGCGCACACTTTGCCGTATTCCCTTCTGACCTTATCGAACCCTGCATCTTGGCTGGCGCACCAGTGGGCGGCATTGTCCTTGATCCATTTATGGGCAGCGGGACAACAGCGCAGGTGGCGCAAAACCTTGGTCGCCAGTATCTTGGCTGCGAATTAAACCCTGAATACAAAACCCTGCAAGACAACCGTTTAGCGCAGCAATCTTTGATATTGGAATAACTATGCAAGCCGAACAAATAGCGCAGGCACTAGGCAACGCAAAGCAAGCAAACGGATCCTGGCTGGCATCTTGCCCAGTCCAATCACACGGTAAGGGCAACGGGGACAAGAACCCAAGCCTATCCATCACGGAGACTCAGGACGGGAAGTACCTGTTCCACTGCCACGGCGGGTGCGATCAGCAGGACGTGTTCAACGCAATCAAGGACAGGGGTCTGTTGCCGGAACTACCCAAACGCGAGGAGATATTCAGCAGCCTAGCAACTCTTGCTCCGCAGCCCATGACCTTGGAGCAGGAGTGGGAGTACATGGACGAGGACAGGAACACCCTGTTCATCAAGCAGAGGTACAAGACAAACACAGAGAAGGGCAAAGACTATCGCCTGGTCAGGGTTGATGCACTCGGCAGGCGGCACTCGCGGCTTGGGGATGTAAGGATTGTCCCTTACCGATTCCCCGAACTCTTGGACGCAAAGACAGCAGGAAGAGCCATCTACCTGGTCGAAGGCGAGAAGGCAGCGGACGCGCTGGTGTCCATTGGGGCCATAGCCACAACGTCACACGCTGGGGCTGGGCATTGGCCTGCTGAGATAACGCAGTACTTCGCAGGGGCGAACGTGGTGGTGGTTCCCGACAACGACAAGGCGGGGCAGGAGTACGCGAAGAAGGTAATCAAGAACCTACTGCCGGTGGCAAAGTCTGTGAGGTACTTGGACTTGGACCTGCCGTTCCCTGGCGATGATGCCTTCGAGTGGGTCAAGATGGGAGGCACTAGGGCTGAACTTGCTGCACTCGCAAAGAACCTACCAGCCATCACGGAAACGGATACCGCAACGAACAGCGAACAGTACGACTCGCACAGCGAAAATACATCACAGGATGACTACGACTCCAACGCACCTATGCACGAGGAGTCAACCAAGGCCAAGCCTTTGTTCCTCAACATCGAGTCTTGGGACACCATTCAGGACGAGCCAGTGGAGTGGCTGATAGAGAAGGTCATACCTAAGAAGTCCTTTGTCGCGCTGTACGGGCCGCCAGGCAGTTACAAGTCCTTTATTGCCTTGGACATTGCCGAGGCGGTGGCGACGGGCAGGACGTGGATGGGTAACGAGATCAGGACACCAGGCGCGGTGCTGTACATCTGCGGAGAGGGACACGGCGGTATCGGGGCGCGTATCAGAGCCTGCAAGATACACAACAACACTCAGCAGGGCGCGGAAATCTACGTCATCAGACACCAACTCAACCTGCGGTCAAGTGAGGAGGACTTCAACCTATTGATGCTGTCCATCCAGCAACTCATCAACGAGACGGGCGTGGAGTTTAGCCTGCTGCAAATAGATACCTTAGCCAGAGCCTTCGGCGGCGGCAACGAGAACGACTCCCAGGACATGGGCGCGTTCATCACCAACATCGGACGGGTACAGAGGATGTTGGACTGCACCATCATGATCCTCCACCACTCAGGCAAGGATGCCACAAGAGGACTGCGCGGACACTCTTCGCTGCTTGGAGCCGTGGACACGCAATTGGAACTGCTGAAGATGGAAGGCGGTAAACGCGACGGGATTGCGGGGTCAGGACTGCTCACAATTAGCAAGCAAAAGGACGGCGCGGACAACATCAAGATCGGATTTGAGATGGTTGAGGTGCAGTTATCAGCGTCCAGTTTGGGCCTAGAACCTGTCATCAGCCTTGCCGTTAACCCTTCGGATGAGGCAACGAGGGTCATGGCAGACACGGAAAAGAAGGAGAAAAAGCCTCCTTTGATGCGGGATAAGGGCGGCGATCAGAAGGTTTGTATTGACTCTCTGCACAAGGCAATCAAGGAATTTGGGGAGATGCGGGACCTTGACGGTAAGAGAAACAAGGCCGTAAAGATCGATTATTGGAAGGAAAAGTTTAAGGAAGTGTGGGGATATGAGAAAACTGGCAAGCAGATTTCCAACAAATTCAGCTTCCTGATGCGTCAGTTTGTAGCAAGAAACAAGGTTGTTGTGTTCAAGGATTACGTTTGGGCGGTATTTGAGGACGAATCTGAGTTTGGTGGTGATGATGAGTGAAAGTAAACAAATGGTAAACAAATGGTAAACAAATGGTGCGTCCATTTGTTGGTGGTAAATGTAAACAAATGGTGGCAAATCCCTTAAGGGATGCCCATCCATTTGTTTACATTTATGAGGACAGCGTAAGAAACTAGTAAGGATTGATATGGTGACTAAAAAACGTGCAGTAGTAGTAAAGGTTGAGCAGCCAAGTTTTCCAACAGACCCGTTCAAGGTTAAGTTGAACTCGTTGCTGTTGTCGATTAGCAATCGGAACAAAGACCACACTGCGGTGTGGGGTACTGATCGTTTGATTAACTTGGTGGATGCGGAGTTGCGGACTAAGTTTTGGAATCAGATGGAGCGGGTCTGGTTGGCTCAAGAGAATCGGGACGAGGAAAGGTTGGAGAAGGCGGTCAAGGGAATGATTGCGGGTTACGACGCTTTGGAACGGTACGCGGTTGCGAACGGGATCAACCCGATGCCTGACATTGCGGCGATTGAGCATGAGATGGCTGACGGTTCGGTGATGGTCATTGTCAAGACGAAGGCTGACGCGTTGCTGTACCAGCAGTTCCGTCCAGAGGTACAAGGACGGCACATCTGGAACATGGAGGAGATCGAGACGATGATGGCCGGTGCGGTGATGCGAGAGGTCATCAAGATCAAGCAGTTGGACGCTGGAGCCACGATGGTGAAGGTGGGCGGTGACAGCGGGTTCGATGACATGGAGAGTGACTTGGATTTCAGCAAACCGTCAACGCTGGCAAAGAAGTTCAACACGGAACTGGCTGAGGCTGGCAGGAATGCCTCAATTTAACGAGAAAATGGGTAGGTTGATAGGTTGGGTGCTTGGATAGACTAAAACGCTTAGAAAGGGCTTAGAAATGGCTGGTAGACCGAAACGTAAGGAGGACTTGATTAAATTGGATCAAATTCCGCAGGAACAGATCATCGTGATGCTGGAGGAGGGCAAGTCGATTACGCGGGTATGTATGGCGTTAGGCGTGGGTCGGACGGCTATGAATGTGTGGTTAAGCAAGCCAGAGAACGTAGAATTGGTCTCGCGTGCGCGTGTGAGGGCGGCTGATCTGATGGTCTCCGATGCGCTGGACATCGCGGACTCAGCGTCCATCGAGGAGGTCAACCTGGCCAAACTACGCATCCAAACGCGCCACTGGACGGCTGAGAGGTGGAATGCGCCTGCTTACGCGCAGCAGAAGGGTCAGCAGGTCAGCATCAACATTCAGGGTATGCGCATGGACGCACTGCGACACGTCGAGGTGCTAGAGGACTTATCCACACCCAAATTGTCCACTTAGTCACAATAACCTGTGTATAAGTACCATACGACCACACAATCCATGTATAACCTGTGCGTAAGTGGCAATCCTATTAACATAATGAACACTGTATCAATTACAGTTCCGCATCGTGGAATCCTGCCCGTCTGGGGCTGGGTTCTGGCCGTCGGGCGGCTGACCCCCCCCTTCGCGCCATCGGCGGGGGCGGGACTGATGCTGCCCCTAAGAAATACCGACCACAACCCATAGAAAGCCGCCAATGACCACACCCCCCCCCCCCACTATGGAACTCGCCCCTCTCCCAAAAAAAAATAAAAAAAACGTGGAATTGACTACTCAGGCAATAGAACAGATTGCGGCCATGTCCGCAGCCGAAGACAAGAACCCGTTCATTGCGTTCGTGAAACGCTACAAGCACAACCCGACCCTGTTTGTCCAAGAGGTACTCAACACACAGCCCGATGACTGGCAGAAGGAGTTCCTTGCCCACATCGCGGACGGCAATCGACGAATCAGCGTCAGGTCAGGCCACGGAGTCGGCAAGTCAACAGCAGCGTCATGGGCGATCCTTTGGTATCTGTTCCTACGCTTCCCAGTAAAAATTGTCTTGACGGCCCCCACCTCCAGCCAACTGTACGACGCGCTGTTTGCTGAGTTGAAGCGTTGGGTGAAGGCACTGCCCGAGACCCTAAGAGATCAACTCGAAGTCAAGCAAGACCGCATCGAGGTCAAAGAAGCCCCCAACGAGGCGTTTATCTCAGCACGGACATCACGAGCCGAGCAGCCCGAAGCACTCCAAGGGGTTCACTCAGAGAACGTGATGCTGGTGGCTGACGAGGCATCGGGTATACCTGAACAGGTATTCGAGGCCGCAGCCGGCTCTATGTCGGGTCACTCTGCTGTAACGCTATTGCTGGGCAACCCTGTGCGCAGTTCAGGGTTCTTTTACGACACGCACAACAGGCTGAAGGATGACTGGATCACGATGCGGGTCAACTGCACCGACTCCCCACGAGTGTCAGAGGCTTACGTCGATGAGATGAGGTCAAGATACGGCGAGGAGTCCAACGCCTTCCGTATCCGCGTACTTGGCGAGTTCCCGCGTTCAGACGATGACACCGTCATCCCAATGGAATTGCTAGAGATGGCCATGAACCGTGACGTGGAACCCTCCGCGCACGCACGTTTGGTGTGGGGCTTGGACGTTGCGCGGTTCGGTTCCGACAGGTCAGCCCTGTGTAAGCGTCAGGGTAATGCCGTCTTGGAACCCGTGAAGACTTGGAAAAACCTCGACCTGATGCAACTCACCGGCGCGGTGGTGGCAGAGTACGAGGCACTTCAACCCAGCCAGCGACCCCATGAGATTCTTGTGGACAGCATCGGATTGGGTGCTGGCGTAGTTGACAGGCTGCGAGAACTGAAGTTGCCGGCGCGAGGCATCAACGTCTCAGAGTCACCGGCAATGGGTGCGACCTACCGAAACCTGAAGGCTGAGTTGTGGCACAAGGCGAAAGCCTGGTTGGAGCAGCGGGACTGCAAGATGCCCAGGGACGAGTCCTTAATTGCTGAACTGGCGGCTGTCCGCTACTCGTTCACAAGTTCAGGGAAAATACAGATTGAGGGCAAAGACGAGATTCGCAAGCGTGGCTTGGCCTCTCCCGATAGGGGTGATGCATTCTGTCTCACATTTGCCAGCGATGCCATCATGGGAATGTACGGCTCGGCGGCAAGTTCCGTTTGGAACAAACCCCTGCGCCGAAATATCCCGAGAGTTGCATAATTGGGCATTCAGTTTTTGAAAGGATAGGTAATGGCCACACAACCAAGCCGTAGCGTCCCGTCACGCTACCAAGGCGCAATGGATCAGATGATGAAGGAAGACACCGACACATCAAACTGTCCGCTTCCCACGCAAGACATTACCCTAAATCTCAAGAACCGAGCCAAGGCGATCACCACCGCAGCCTACGGTCCTGAGAACCCCAAACTGCCAAACGAGGCTTACTGGAAGCGCATGGCCGACGAGTGGGATGTGTCTGCCGAGGAAGCAAAGCAAAGCCGTTGCGGTAACTGCGCGGCGTTTAACGTCTCCGATTCAATCAAGCAGTGCATCGCTGACGGCATCGGCAACGACGCTGACCCTGCTGACGTTATCAAGTTGGCCGACCTTGGCTACTGCGAAATCTTTGACTTCAAGTGCGCGGCCAGCCGCAGTTGCCGTGCGTGGGTTGTTGGCGGTCCCAACACCGGCGAGGCCAAGGATGAAGACGAAGAGATGGATTCAGAAACCGAAGGAGAAGACGAATGAAAGCAGGACTCTACGCAAATATCAACGCAAAACAAGCCCGTATCAAGGCAGGCAGCGGCGAGAAGATGAACAAGGTCGGCAGCAAGGCAGCACCCAGCGCAGCCGACTTCAAGAAGTCTGCCAAGACAGCCAAAAAGCCAATGAAAAAGAAATGACAGCAGCCTGGCAACGCAAGGAGGGGAAGAACCCCGCTGGCGGTCTGAATGCCAAGGGTCGCGCCAGCCTGAAGGCGGCAGGCCAAGACATCAAGCCGCCTGTGAAGTCAGGAGACAACCCGCGACGTGCGAGTTTTCTTTCACGGATGGCGGGTAACGCCGGCCCTGAGTACAAGGACGGCAAGCCGACGCGGTTGCTACTCAGCCTTAACGCTTGGGGCGCGTCAAGCAAGGCAGACGCAAAGTCCAAGGCGAAGGCGATCAGTGCGAGAAACAAATCAAAATGATTTCACCAATTTGCATATCAACCGTCACCGGCAAGGGTCTTGCTGTGATGCTGACAAGCCTCGACGAGTACTGCCCAGAGGCTCCCGTTTACCTGCGCGGACCTTTGCACGTTATCAGCCACTTCGAGGCCGATTACAAGATGGAGGGCGACAAGAGCAACTTCGGTGATGCCTATAACGCCATCATCGACAAGGCGTTCTCCGATGGTTTCAGTTCCGTGGTGGTGGCAAACGATGACATTGTTGTAACGCCCACTAGTTACAAGTACCTGCTTGAGGACGTGCTGCAACTTAAGAAGCAGATCAAGGAACCCTTGGGCTGGGTATCGGCAAGATGCGACGCAGCCCGACCCGTGCAGAACATCAGGTCGAACCCGTTCAACGAAAAACTAAATTACTTTAAATACCCCTACGAGGACTCCATCATCCCGATGCAGTGCCTCTCCCCAATATTCGGGTGGATCAGCGACGAGGCGTGGAACACGTTCAAGTTCCCACCCCTGAACTGGTACTCCGATGATGTCCACTGCGAAGACCTGCGAGCCGCTGGGTTCCAGCACTACCTATCCCGATCCTACGTTCACCACATTGGTTCGCAAACTATTGGCCTTGACGGAGAAAAACTTACTGCCCAGGCCAAGCCTTGGATCATTGAAAACAGGCCACGCTATGCAGCAGACTGGTTCAATTCTTAACCTCGGCTCCGGCAAAGACCGGCGCGAAGGTTGTATCAACGCAGACATCCGTGATGATGTCGGAGCCGACTGGGTGATGGACATCTGCAAGCCAGTGCCAAGCCGCCAGTTCTCTCAGATCATTGCCAATGATGTGCTTGAACACCTGCCCGACCTAGTGGCGGCCATGAAGAATTGCAGGGATATGTTGGAGATGGGTGGCAAGATGCACATCCAAGTACCCTACGACTTGAGCCTTGGAGCCTGGCAGGACCCAACGCACGTCCGCGCCTTCAATGAGAAGTCGTGGGTTTATTACTGCGAGTGGTCGTGGTACTTAGGCTGGAAGGACACCAAGTTCGAGATGATCCACCTTGAGTGCAGGCTCAGTGACTACGGTGCTAGCCTAGAATTACCCCAAGAGGAATTGATGCGGACACCCCGCGCCGTTGATTCCATGTACGTGATCTTGAAGAAAGTACCGATATGAACATGAACGAACTCCCAATCAGCACCGACATCTCAGCGCAGGAGCCGATGGACGATGACGAGTTGCAGGCAATCATCACGCAGGACATCACCGACGCAATCAGTTATATCGACACCGACATCTCTCCAACCCGCGCCCGTGGCACTGAGTACTACCGTGGCGATCCCTTCGGTAATGAGGAGGAAGGTCGTTCCCAGGTCGTGGCGATGGAAGTCCGCGACACAGTCAGCGCGATGCTGCCCAGCCTGATGCGCGTGTTTTTCAGCACAGAGAACGTTGTCGAGTACACCCCAGAGGGTCCTGAAGACGTGGAGGGTTCCAAGCAGGCAACCGACTACGCCAACTTTATCTTTACCAAGGACAACAACGGGTTTATGACCACCTACGCGATCTTTAAAGACGCGCTGGTGCGTAAGTGTGGAATTGCAAAGTACTGGTGGGAGGAGGTCGAAAGCGTCCGAATCGAAGAGTACAGCGGACTCGATGACCAGACCCTGCAACTCTTAGAAGACGAGGCCGCCGAGGTCAAAATCGTTGTCTCTTACCCTGACCCTGCGTTTGAAAAGCAGATGCAACAGATGTTGCCACAGATCGACCCGATGACTGGCCAACCCGTCCCAATGCCGCCACCCCCGATGCTGCACGACGTGCAGATCAAGCGCGTGATGAAGGATGGCCGGATCAAGATCATGGCAGTCCCACCCGAAGAGTTGCTGCTTGATCGCCGCGCACGTTCCTTTGACGATGCCGGCATCATCGCCCACCGCAAGATGGCCACAGTCGCTGAGTTGATGGCAATGGGCTACGACGAGGACGAGATTGAGGAGAACATCAGTTCCACGGACTTGGACAACAACGAGGAGTACCTGGCTCGCCAGCCCCTGTCCACTACCTTTGGAACCAACGACTCTGCCAACCCAATGCAGCGTCGCGTCCTGTACATCGAGGCATACGCACGGATTGACTATGACGGCGACGGCATCCCTGAGTTGCGCAAGATTTGCTGTATCGGTGCGGGTTACAAGGTTGTCCGCAACTTACCTGCGTCTTACAACCCGTTTGTGGACTTCCCCTGCGACCCAGAGCCACACACATCCCCACTTGAGGCGATGTCCATCTTTGACATCACGCACGACCTGCAAGAGATCAAGTCCGAGATTCTGCGCAACACCCTTGACTCATTGGCACAGTCCATCCACCCCCGCACTGCGGTGGTCGAGGGCCAGGTCAACATGGACGACGTGCTAAACAACGAGACTGGGGCCGTCATCCGTATGCGCGCGCCTGGCATGGTGCAGCCGTTCTCCACCCCGTTTGTCGGACAGGCAGCCTTCCCGATGCTGGACTACATGGACCAGATCAAGGAAGACCGCACTGGCATGAGCAAGGCGGCGATGGGTCTGAACGCTGACGCGTTACAGTCCAGCACCAAGGCGGCAGTTGCGGCCACCATCAGCGCAAGCCAAGGTCGGATTGAACTCACGGCACGTCTGATGGCCGAGGGCATGAAGAAACTCTTTAAGGGAATCCTGTTCCTGATGACGACGCACCAGGACAAGCCTCGAATGATTCGCCTGCGCAACGAGTTTGTGGAGATCGACCCCCGTGCGTGGAACTCCAACATGGACGTAAATATCAACATCGGGCTTGGCAACGGCGACACCAACGAGCGTATGCAATCCCTGATGATGATCTCCGCAAAGCAGCAGGAGGCTCTGACCCAACTCGGACCACAGAACCCATTAGTGACCCCGTCCCAGTACGCCTACACATTGCGCAAGATTGTGGAAATGTCCGGCTTTGCCGACACCAGCCAATACTTCAACGCAATCCCTGCCGACTACCAGCCACCACCAGCCCCAGAGCCAAAACCAACACCTGAACAGGTGCTGGCAGATGTCCAAGCCAAGTCAATTGAAGCCGACATTCAGAAGAAGGCGGCTGAGTTGGAACTTAAGCGCGATCAGATGATGCGTGATGACGACTTCCGTCGTGACCAAATGGCACAAGATGGACTACTAAAGAAATACGAACTTGAGTTAAAGTACAACACACAGATCAGTACTGCGGAGATTAAGGCTGCGCAGGACATGGATCGAGAAGTATTGCAGCAACAGGCAAATATCGTCAATCAGGCGATGCAACCTATGGCTGCGCCCATCAACCCTACAGGAATGGCGTAAATGAATGATGAAGAAATAGTTCGCAAGGGCTTGAAAGCCAAACAGTTTTTGGAGGATGAGTCCTTCAACACTGCCATCAACAAGATGGAGGCAGATCAGGTCTGGATTTTCAGGTCTACCAAGCCAGAGGAGTCAGCCAAACGTGAGATCGCTTGGTCTATGCTCAAGGCAATTGAGAATCTGAAAATAGAATTATCAAAAATGATGGACAACGCAAAGGTGGCACAACGTGCCATCGAGCGTGTCAGTAAGTAATTAGAAAGTAGCCATGTCAACAACACCAACCCCACAAGGAAGTGTCCCAGCAGGGCCAATGAGTATCACCGAAGCGGTGAATGCAATCTCTTCAATACTGCCCGATGAGGGAGAACAGTCAATTGACGAGGCGCAAATAGAGGAGGAGCAATCCGACTCTGCGGCGTTGGACGAAGAATTATCGGAGAGTGCAGACGCAGCCGATAACGAAACGAACGACGAACAGTCTGAAGAGAATGAGGAATCCGAGGAGGAAACCCAGCCACAGACCTTCACCGTCAAAGTTGACGGACAAGAAGTATCAGTGACGTTGGACGAACTTCAGAAGGGTTACTCACGAACACAGGACTACACACGGAAGACGCAGCAAATTGCCGAAGTGCGCAAGCAAGTCGAGCAAGAGGCTGAAGCAATCCGTGCCGAGCGTAGTCAGTACGCTCAGTTACTTGGAGCGTTGCAAGTTCAAGTTCAGCAAGCAGCCGAGCCACAGATCGACTGGGACCGTCTCTACCAAGAGGACCCCATCGAATGGGTACGGCAGAAAGAGGTGATGCGTGAAAACCAAGAGAAGGCACGTGCTATTCAATCCGAACAGCAACGACTTAATCAGATTTCACAGCAGGAGCAAGCACAGACGATGCAGCAGTTTCTCGCTCACGAGCAAGAACAGTTGCTGAAGGCACTGCCTCAATGGAGCGATCCAGAGAAGGCAAAAGCCGAGAAGTCTATGCTGATCGAGTTCGGCCAAAAGGCTGGATTTGCACCTGATGAACTGAAGAACATATTTGACCACCGAGTCGTATCGGTACTGCGTAAAGCAGCCCTGTACGAGCAGATGATGTCCAAAAGGGGCAACATCAAACCGGTAGTCAACAACGGCCCTCGCCCTGCCAAGCCTGGTGCAGCAGGTCGCGTCTCACAGTCAACTGGGAATGCTCTCGCACAAAAGCGTCTTGCAAAAACCGGCCGCGTCCAAGACGCAGCCGCCGCAATTGAACTTCTACTGAAATGAGGCACTTAAATGGCTATTGTTGCTAACACCTTTACCACCTACTCTGCAAAGGGTATTCG